AGATTGCTCAGCCAGCACATATTAAAAATGAAACATAAAAGAAAAATTATATTCGCTTTAGTATTAGCTTCGGTTTTGTTTTCAGGGAATGTATTGGCTTATGTTAGATACCATCCAGACAGAGATGATAAACAGGAGACTGCGATTACCGCCCTAAGTGTTAAGGTCTTGGAGTTAGAAGCCGAGATAGAAGAAGTAAGGGTAGAGAATCAGGAATTAAGAGCAGAGAATCAGGAGCTAAGAGAGGAAATTAGAGTTATCAAGAAGACGGCAATGTCTTTTCGGGAGAAGGTGTTAGAAATGCAGAGGACAATAGTTAGTTTGCTTATTGCATTTTTAAGGAGATAAAAAACCGCTCCTTAACGGAGCGGGCAAAATCGTCATTTTAGCTTTTAGAGATTTATCTTTCTATAATGATGACGGGATTATAAGATATTTATTACACCTTGTCAATGAAAAAAACAATAACAATTACTCACGAAGAAATAAAAGAGCTATTAAAATATCCGCCCTTTTTTAGCATTGCGAGAGAGAATCTTAAGTGTGGTGATGTTTGTAAAATTTTATGGGAGAAGTATTGTCGCAGAGGACAGAGGGGTGATTCTGATGTTGATGGTATAGCGTTTCGGGATTACAAGAAGGGCGAAGAAGCATTATTAACCATTAGGGGCTGGGTAACTATTGCGGAAGAATGAAAATTATTTTAACAGGTAATCCATTAAGTGAACACAGCCTTTACAAATATACTTGTATGGGTAGATTCCCTCGCTTGTATATGACTAAGCAGGGCAAAGAGAGGAAGGAGCAATATCAGTTAGAAGCCCGACAGCAATATAACGGTGGACTTATATTCGGGAATATTGAAATGTTTATAACCTTATTTTTTAAGGATAAGCGAAGGCGTGATGTTGACAACTACCATCGTTTAGTGCTTGACGCTTTACAGGGCATAGTATATCAAGATGATAGCCAGATTAAAAAATTAACAATCGAAAAAGATTACTCGGTTGAGCCGAGGACTGAAATACAATGGCAGACATTATAAAAAGAAATCGTAAAGAGTGGTTTATCTATCATTATAATAATTGGCTTAGAACACTAACTGGTGCAGAAGCTAATCTAAAGGTTATAGAAACGCAGAGGATTGATGTAAAAGATGTTGGTGCATATACTGGGGCGACTTCTGAGTTGCGGGTAAAAATAGAGGAAGCTAAAAAATACATAAAGGTTTTAGAAGAACTAATAAAAGAAGAAAAATGAAGCTATCAAAAGTTTCAGAGTATCGTAAAAACAAGGAGAAGAAGGCACAGCAAAAACTCGAGGAAAGGTCGAAGTTATTTAGAGCTGATGTAGCAGAAGTGGTAAAGAAGCACGGACTTGATTTTGTTGCTGTTTTAGAGGCAAGTCCTGTTGGTCTTTTCCCAAAGATGAGAATTATAGAAGTTAATGACAAAAACAATAAAGGTTAATAGGTTATGGCACGGACTTGTTTCTGTGCGTGATTATATTGTTAGAGAAGCTATTAAGAATAGAGAAGATTTAGTTATTGCATTATCTGGTGTTGAAAGGAGAATGGCTATACCTTGCGATGAACTTTGCAGGGGGAAAGTTAATAAAGAAAAGTTTAAAAGTAGATATAGTGATAGGTATTATTCGTTAATTGATTTTGACTGGAAACCGAATGTTGGTCAAAAAACCTTGTTCTAATGAAAAAGGTAGTAATTAGTGGTGGTTTTGATTTCGTGGTGGTATTGTTTATAATTGAGTAATGAAAGAAAGAATATGTAAAAAGTGTGGTAAGAAGTTTGAGCCAAGCGTTTGGAATCAAATTTATTGTGGGTCAAAAACTAAAAGGATTGGATGTTCTTGGGAAATGGTGAAAGAGAGGGACAAAAAAAGGCACCAAAGCAAGTGGTATAGAGAATATCAAAAAAAATATGGTAAGAAATGGAAAAAAGAACAAAGGAAAAACAATACTGAATACGCTGAGAGGCAAAGGAAGCTAAAGCGAGAGTATTCTCAAACGCCAAAACATAAGTTGTGGGCAAAAAAATGGAGAAAGAAAAATATCATAAAAATTCTTGAATGGAATAGAGTAAGGATATTAAAAAGAAAAGGGATTGTTGGGTTTCATACAAAAGAAGAATGGGAACAATTAAGGAAAGAGTATAATTATTGTTGTGCTATTTGTGGGATTACCGAAAGAGAGTTGAGGAAAAGGTGGAAGGGAACTTCTTTTATAAAATTAACGAGAGACCATATTATTCCAGTAGATAAGGGAGGGACTGATTTTATTGGAAATATACAACCCGCTTGTATTAGTTGTAATGCTAAAAAACATAATAAATTACAATGGAGTAGTAGGGATAAAATAGTTGTAGCGTCTGGTTTTTTTAATCCCTTACATATTGGGCATATTAGGCATTTAGAAGAAGCAAAAAAGTTAGGAACAAAGTTAATAGTAATAGTAAATACAGACGAGCAGGTAAAAATAAAAGGTAGTTTTCCTTTTATGAGAGAGAAGGAGAGGGTTGAAATAATACAATCGTTGTATATGGTTGATAATGTTATTTTAGCCATTGATAATGACGAATCTGTATGTAAGACCTTAGAGATGTTAAAGCCTAACGTCTTTGCTAAGGGCGGTGATAGAAACATTGATAATCTTCCTGTTGGGGAGAGAGAGGTTTGCAAAAAATTGGGGATAGAAGTTGTTTCGCTGGTTGGCGGAGAAAAGGTGCAGTCAAGCAGTCAGTTAATTGAAAATGTAATAGTGAGTTATGAAAAAAGAACATCTAAAAATTAAACTTAGTGAGCTAAAGCCGTTTGGTAAAAATCCCAAAAGGCATAATGACGAATTGATTAAAAAGAGCATTAAAGAGCTTGGGTTTGTAGATGATATTGTAATAGACGAGGGTAATAAGATTATGGCTGGGCACGGAAGATTGAAAGCATTGGTGGATTTGGGTTATGAGGAAGTCGATGTTATTAGAATTACTGGCTGGACAGAGAAACAAAAAGAAAGGTATTTACTGCTTTCTAATAAAAGCGTAGAAGCTGGTGGCTGGGACTTAGACAAATTGTCTGAGTTTGATGAGGACACTTTACTTGATTCAGGGTTTGGTATAGATGAGGTCGGATCTATTTTTGAGGATGATACGAAAGAGGAAATGCCAGAGATTGAGTTTGCTGAAGAGTTGTTATTAGAGCATAACTATATTGTAATGTATTTTGATAATCCTTTTGATTGGGAGGTTGCACAGGAGAAATTTGGTCTAAAAAAGGTTAAGGATTTTATTCCTCGTAAGGGACAGCTATCAGGTATCGGTAGGGTTGTTAAGGGTGGAGAGTGGTTGAAAAAGATTAAATGAATATAGTAATACCTACTTACAAGAGAGCGAATCGTTTGGCAGGGAAAGATTATTTTACTACTGCTAAGTATGTTTTGCCAGAGAGCCAAAGAGAAGAATATGCAAAAGTCCTTGAAGTAGATAGGATGATAGTTATTCCTGATGAGCAGGATGGCAGTATTGCAAAAAAGAGGAATTGGATTTTAGAGAATATAGAGAAACCGCTTTTAATGATTGATGATGATGTGAAATGCTTATTTATGGTTGAGGGAATGCACGCAACTACAAAGGGTAGGTATGGCTTCAAGGCAACAGAGAGAATTGTGCTTACTCCAGAACAGGCAATGAGTGTTATTATTGAGGGATTTAATTTAGCTCATCAATTAGGTTGCAAGCTATGGGGGTTAAATGTGAATGAAGATGGTAGGAACTATCAGCAATACAAACCTTTTTCTATGACGCAGATGGTTCTTGGTCCTTTTCAGGGACATTTGGAGCACGATTTAACGTTTGATGAAAAGATGGGAACGAAAGAAGATTATGATATGTCACTTCAGCAGTTGAGGAGGTATAAGAAGGTTTTAAGGATGAATAAGTTTTCTTATTTCTGTTCTCACGGAGATAATAAAGGTGGTATTGTTAGCTATAGGACTATGGAGAAAGAGATTGGTTGGTGTAGGGCAATAGAGAAAAAGTGGGGGAGGCATATTATAAGCTATCCTATTAACCCTAAGAAGAAGGTAGATTTATTAAATGGGAAGGTAGTCGTGCCCATTAAAGGTGTATAAATAAGTAAAAAACAGGAAATTATGCCAAAATTTACAGAGGAAAGGATAGAACAGATAGAACAATTTATGAGAAGGGCTATAATTAGAGACCCATCTATTAGTGGTTTAAGGTTGTCTAAAACATTAAAGATTTCTAAAGATGTTTCTATAAGGCTTCTCAAAGGAGTTAGGAGGGATGAGGCGGAAAAGATAAGAGAAGAGATAGAAAAAATGCAAGACAAGAATGTTGAGGAAGAGTTGTCTGAGATTAAGGTTAAGTTTGAGGAAATGACGAGGGAGCTTTGGAAAATAGTTAGCAGTAATTCAAGTTCCGAAGTGCAGAAAATAAGGGCTATTGAGGCACTTAAAGATATAATGTCTAAGTTTTTTAGTATGCAGATGGACGCAGGGCTATTTAAAAGGCATATTGGAGAGCAGGTTATTAATCTTACTGATGTATTTAAAGCTATAAGTAAGGGAGATGAAGTGGACTAATGAAAACATTAAAGACCCAGTATGGTTTATTGAGTATTTTTTTAAATGTAAACTTTGGGAGGAGCAGGCGAAAATAGCGAGGTCAATAAAAGGCAACAAGATAACTGCGGTCAGGAGCTGTCACGCTTCTGGTAAGAGCTTTATTGCTGCTCGGATTGCTTTATGGTTCTTGCAGACTAACGAGGATAGTATTGTTTTGACGACAGCTCCCAGTTGGACGCAAGTAAAAGAGATTTTATGGAGAGAAATATCTGCGGCTTGGAGTAAGGTTAAAGCTGTAGATAATAGGTTTATCTTTGCTGGTGAGCTTCAGACAGCAAAAATTAACATAGCGCCTAATTGGTTTGCAATCGGTATGGCAACCAGAAAAGAAGGAGAGGGAAGCGAGGTAGCTGATAGAATGCTTGGCTTTCACTCCCCAACAGGAAAGATTTTGGTTATAGTTGATGAGGGTTCAGGAGTTAAAGTGCCTATATGGGGGGCTATTGAATCACTTTTGACATCAGAGGGTGCGAAACTTTTAGCGATTGGGAATCCTTATAGTTTAACTGGTGGGTTTGCAGATTTATTTAAAAAGAAGGGGGCGAACAGGATACATATTGACGGATTTAAGACACCTAATGTGGCTGCGGGCAAGGTAATTTTTTCTGGTTTAATGAGTCCGAGTTATCCTAAAGAAATGGCTGATAAGTATGGGGCTGATAGCAATCTTTACTTAATCAAGGTTAGGGGCGAATTTCCTAAATCTGAAACCGATACGCTTATTGGCTTGAATTATGTTGAAGAGGCATTTATAAGAAACATAAGCGAACCTTCTGGCGAAAAGATGTTAGGGGTTGATGTGGCTCGGTTTGGAAATGACTCTACAGCTTTAGTTGTCAGGCAAGGTAAGAAGGTTTTGCGTAAAGAGATTTACAATAAAGAAGATACAATGCAAACTACTGGCAGGATTTTACGAACTATGGAAGAGGAGGGAATCAAGCCAGAAAATGTTTTTATTGATGTTATAGGGATTGGGGCAGGAGTAGTTGATAGGTTGCACGAGAAGGAATACATTGAGAGAGGACACAAAAAGCGATATAATGTTAATGGCGTTAGTGTTAGTGAAAGTGCAGAGGATGTTGACCATTTTAGAAACCTTAGAGCCGAAGCATATTGGCAAATGAGGGAGTGGGTTAAGGTGGCTGATTTGCCCAAGGATGATGATTTCTTACAGCTGGCTAATATTAAATATAAGTATAGTTCTACCAAGAAGGGGCAGTTAAAGATTGAATCAAAAGAGGAGATGAAAAAGAGAGGGCTTTCTTCGCCTGATGTGGCTGACGCTTTAATGCTTACTTTTACAGACGCTCAACTGGCTCGGTTGCCAGTTCAGAGAGAACACGAAGAAGAGGATTACGGAAGACCAGTTTTCAGAGGTATAATGAATGAGGATTTTTGATTGTCTGTTGACAGGGGTGTTAAAAGTGACTATTATTAAATAAGGTCAGAGGTTAAATGAAGATTTTCGGTAGGGAATTAGAGCTAAAAATATTTAAAACTCCCAGAATAAGAACTGCTGAAATTGGAGCAAGTGGGACTTCGATATTCGGAGGGTATATTACTGATGATGATTATGTAGCTAATCTTACTGGTTCATCAGCTATTACTACTTATGACAAGATGAGAAAGTCAGATGGAGTAGTTAAAGCTGCTCTATTGGCTTGTGAGCTTCCTATTAGGGCTGCAAATTGGTATGTTGAGCCAGCGTCAGAGGATAAAGCTGATGAAGATATAGCAGAATTTATCTCCCAATGTTTGTTTGAGAAGATGACAATTACTTGGGATGACTTTTTAAGACAAGCATTATTAATGCTTCCTTTTGGTTTTTCGGTATTTGAGAAGGTATTCGGTATGGTTGAGTATGAGGGTAAAGAGATGATTGGTTGGAGAAAACTTGCGCCTCGTTTGCAGTCCTCTATTCTTAAATGGAAGACACAGGATGAAAAAGATGGTATTACCCAAATGCTTCCACAGGGCGGAGAGGTTTCAATTCCTATAGAGAAGTTGGTCGTTTTTGTAAACAATAAAGAGGGCGATAATTGGGTTGGTATTTCAATACTTAGAAATGCTTATAGGGCTTGGTTTATGAAGTATAGGTTTGAGAAGATTAACGCTATTGCTTTTGAGAGGCAGGGGTGCGGAGTTCCTTATGGAAGATTGCCGAAGAACTACACTACTGCTGATAGGACGAATATGGAAAAGATTTTGAAGAATATCAGGGCAAATGAAGAGGCATTCCTTATTGAGCCAGAAGGGTGGGAAATTGAGTTTAAGGATATGAAGGCAAAGGGTGTGAAAGACCCAACTCAAACAATAGCAAGGTATAACAGGGAGATTTTAATGAGTGTCTTGGCTCAATTCCTTGATTTAGGTGGTGGTAGTTCTGGTTCTTGGGCTTTAAGTGAAGACCAGTCGTCAATTTTTCATAACAATATCACGGCAATAGCAAGGCAAATTGCTGATGTTTTGAATAAGTATGCTGTTAAGCAGTTAGTTGACCTTAATTTTAATGTTAGGGAGTATCCTGTTTTAAAGTTTTCCAAGATTGGAGTTATCAAGTATGAAAAGATTGCAAGGGCTATAGCGAGTTTAGCTCAGCACGGAATTATTACTCCTGATGACCCATTAGAGGATAGTATTAGGCAATTATTGGATTTACCAGAAAAGCCAGAAGGCGAAAAGGGCAAGGTAAATAGAACCCCTAAGAAAAAGGATATTGAGCCAGAGGAGGAAAAACCTGTTAAAAAAAAAGCAAGTGAGTTTGCCTGTTGGCGGAGTTTAACTTTTGCTGAAAGGAAAGTTAAGTTTGCAGATATACAGGCGAAGATGGATGTAGCAGAGAATGGGTTAAAAATTGCCTTAGCTAAGGTATTGAGTAAGTCCAGTAGTGATCTATTGAGGCAGTTGCAGATGGCGATGGAAGCCCCGAAAAGTGCAGAGAGGACTAGAAGGTTAAATAACTTAGCTATTAAATATAAGGGCGAATATCGTAGGGAGATTTTGGCTGCGACAAGGGATATTTTTCAATATGGAAAGACAATGGCTGCTCACGAAATGAAAAAGACCTCACCGCCAACGCCTGCTATTTCTTCACAGGGTATATCTAATGGTGCAGATGCTTTAACAAGTTCAATGGAAGGAGATTTAATGAAGGCAGGGAAACTTGCTTTATTATTAGCCGTTCAGCAAAAGAAAACTGTATTTGAGACGATTAGGAATGTTAAGAGGTCTATTGATAGGGCTTCATCTAATATCTTGAACAATGTTCCGAGTGTTGCTGTAAGTGGCGCTATCAATCAGGGTAGGCGGGCAACTTTTGATACTTATCGGGATGATATTTATGCCTTACAGAGGAGCGAGATTTTAGACAGCGTCACTTGTAATTATTGTCTCTCTATTGATAAAAGGGTGTTTAAGAAGACAGATTCTTTTACGCACAATGACGGTATTCATTCTAATTGTAGGGGAATTTGGGTAGAGATATTAAAGACAGAGAAGGAGAAACCTGTAATAGCGGGAATGCCCAAATCTTTAAGGGAGTCCTTTGAGACGATAAATGTTTTTGCTCCACCACCACAACCGATATTAGAAGCTGGGAGTATGGGCGATAAGTTTTATGAACAAGAGATGTTGAAGGCAGATGTAAAAAAAAAAATAAATAAGATATACAAAGTAGCTCCTAAGATGAAGGTTGAGATAGATAAGATAGCTGATGAGATTGCTGCTGAACTAAAGGGAGCGAGGGTAGCTAAAGCACCGAATAAAAAAAAAGAAACATCAATAGATAAGGTTTTAAGAAGAAAGGGCGGAGATGTAACTGCTTTAAATGATGTAGCAAGAAACACTATTGTCGTTAAGGATGATAAAGATTTAAAGAAAGCTATTCGTGCATTAGAGGACAGGGGGATTATTTCGACTTCCAGAATTTATGACGGAACTGGCGACTTAGGTTATAGGGGCTATAATTATAAAGTAACGACAAGTCAAGGGTATGAGGCGGAAATTCAGATTAATACCCCAGAGATGATATGGGCTAAAGAGCCAGAGAAGTTAGCGAAGGGCATTTTAGGGGATGATATGTGGGGGATTGTTGATGATAAGGTTGACCATAGAGAAGGGTCAAAGCCTGGAAATGGACATAAGTATTTTGAAGAATGGCGGAAAGATAGTATTTCAGAGGATGATAAGTCAGAGTTAGCAAAAATAAGCAAGGATTATTATAAGAAAATAGCGCAACGATGGCAGTCAAAATAAAAAGAGCATACAGGGGGAATCTTTTCTTGGTGTCTGATAATGGTATTATCAGGACTACGCCTAATGATGATGGAAAGGGGTTTACTGCTTATAGAAAGACCAGTAGGGGGGACTTTGAATTAAAGTCAGATGGTGGCAAGATGAATAAGGAAATTGCTATAGCTTTGACTAATTCTCTTACTCTTGAAATAACTAAAGATGAGTTCTATAATAAGACAGAGGAGGAATTGTATAGTCAATATAGGAAAAATGCCCTACACTAGGAAAAATTTACCTGCTAATATAAAGAATCTCCCAGACAAGGCAAAAAATATTTGGCTAAGCGCATTTAATAACGCCTATAAGAACAAGAATAGTGAGGAGAGTTGCAATAAAATAGCGTGGGCTGCTGTTAAGGGCAAGTATAAAAAGATTAACAATAAGTGGGTTAGGAAGGCAAGTGAAATGATTAAGAATATTTTAATTAGGAATTTTAACGAGATTAACTTTGGTTTTAGTGAGGGTGGCAATACAAGTGATATACAGGTGTTGCCATTTGGGAAGTGGAAACATCCTTCGTATGGGAGTATTGATATTTTAGATGGGGATTTAAAAGAGTTTGTTTCGAATTTTGATGGTCAGGTTAGGAAAGAATTACCAATTACTGAAGGTCACGCCATTGGCGAGGAGGAAAAGCCTGCTATTGGGTGGTTTAAGCAGTTGGAGAATAAAGGTCGGGACGGTCTTTGGGCGAAGATAGAATGGACAAAGGATGGTATTGCCTTATTAAAGGAGAAGGCATATAAGTATTTTAGTCCTGAGTTCTACTCTACTTATGAAGACCCAGAAACACATAAAACTTATAATAATGTATTAGTAGGTGGAGCATTAACTAACCGCCCCTATTTCAAGGGTTTACAGGCAGTTATGCTTTCTGAATTTACATTAAATGAAGATATGGACTTAAAAGAATTATTAGAAAAAGAAGTTTCTGAATTGACAGACGAAGAAAAAGAATTTATCAGCAAGAGTGTCGAAGACCTTACCGATGAGCAAAAAGAAACCTATAAAGATGTTTTAGAAGCAGAAAAGAAAGATGAGAAAGATGAGGAAGAAAGTGATGAGGAAGATGAAGAAGACGAAGAGGATGATGATGAAGAAGATGAAGATGATGCAGACGAGGAGATTAAGGGTAGTGAAAAAATGATTAGAATGTCTGAAAAGACACTAAGAGTTTTAGAGAACAACGCTAAACAAGGTGTTAAGGCAATGGCTGAATTAAGAAAGAAAGACGCTGTTAATTATGTGAAAGAGATGGTGTTTAGCGAAGTAAATCAGAATGGTCTTCTTTTGCCAAAGTCTCAGGAGAAGGTAGTAGACTTTCTACTTTCCTTATCTGAAAAACAGCAAAAGAATTTCAAAGCTATTTTGGCGGAAATGCCAAAAGGCG